TACAGTGATTGCTATGACAAGATTATAGCAGATACAGATACTCCATTACTTGATGAAGATTTGCTTGCTATGGGTACAATATGGCGATTTATGAGGCAAAATGGGTTACCTAACTATCAAGATTTAAGAGCAGAATATGAGTTTGAGAGAGATAAGAGAGCAAGTGCTTATAGAAGTGCAAGAGTTTTAAACATGAGCAAAAGAGGTGTTAGTGCCTTAATTAATAACTTTCCAGATACAATTACAGGAATATAATGCAATATAATGATTTATATAACCAATATTTAAATTTTTATAATAATCCTACTACTGCACAAGCTCCTAATGTACCTATAGCACAAGAAGCTCCAAGTCAAAGTCAAGGACAGATAGCACAAGGTGCAGGATTAGCAGGTAAAGGTGCAGGAATATATGCAGGTGGTAAATTAGGTGGTGCATTATTTGGTGGAAGTAAGTTAGCAGCTCCACAATTAGTAGGAGCAAAAGTAGTAGGAAGTGGTTCAGGGTTAGCAGCTCCTAAGTTAGTGGGTGCAAAAGTAGTAGGTGGTGGCCAAGGGGTTACTGGATTAGGTTCTGCTTTGGGAACAGTAGCGCCATTAGCAGCAGTAGGGCATGGATTATATACAGGTGGTAAGTTTTTAGCAGGTGATAAATTAAACACTGGTGAAAAATTAGCTTATGCCTTACCAACAGCAGGATTGAGCTTATTTTCAGATGAATTACAAGGGTTATTTGGTTCAGGTAAATCAAAATATCAGCAAGCAAGAGAGGCTACTAGAGGTAAGTTAGCAGAGTTAGGGCTGTTAGAAGATTTAGGTAGTAAAGTATATTCAGCTAACTTTGAAGGGCAAGATCCTTTTAAGTTAGGTCGTTCAGGTGATTATTATTCAGATTCTTATGATAGAAGCATAAAAGACTTATCAAGAGTATTAGCTAGAGATGCTGAAAAAATGGCTAATAATAAGCGTATGGGTTGGGATATAGATTATACTAGTGATTTAGATATGTTGACTAGTACAGTTAGTAAAGATTTAGGAAGGTTATTAACAGGTGCAGAGTTAGATAAAAACCTAATGCATGGGTTTAATGAATTAACAAATGCTTCTTTAGCAGATACTGATAGAGAGTTTAATAAAGAGAATTGGGCTAATACTATGGGTGACATGCGTTCTTTATATGAACGTGCAGGATTTGAAGATGCAAATGCAGCTTACGGAAGATTGAATGAGCTAGTAGGAAGTGGAGCTATTGATGACAAAGCTAAAGAAGAAATCATGCAAAGTATAGGCATGGCTTATGGTGACAATAGTTTTGATTTAGCTAATCAAATTAATCAGGGTAGATGGACTGGTGTAGATATGGAAGGTGCAGGAATAGCAAATGATATCAATTTACCTTTAGATCCTTTGGCTAATGTTGATACAACTAACTTAGTTTTAAAGCCAGGAACTTTATCTCAAGAACAGGCTGAAATGTTAGCAGGAGCGTTAGCTTAATGGATGCGTTATCTTATTCTATACCAGCACCAACTGGAGGTTGGAATGACAGAGATGAACTGGATTTAATGCCAGAGCAAGATGCAGTGCGTTTAGTTAATGCGTTTCCAGATGTTAATAAAGTATCGAGCAGAAATGGATTTAGTAGTCATAATACTAGTGATGCTGAAGTTCAGACTTTAGTAGAATATGCACAGTATGATGGCACTAGAAAGATAATTGGTGCAGATGATGGAGATGTAAGAGATTATACTACTGCAAGCTCCCCTACTACACTAGGAACTGGATTCACTAATAATAAGTGGCAAACAGCTACTTATCTTAATCAGATAGTTTTTGTTAATGGGGCAGACCAACCACAGAAATATGATGGTACTACTTTTGGTAATGCTACTTATACAGGTATAGCAGATGATTCAGTTTTGATTAATGTATCAGTTTATAAGAATAGACTTTACTTTATAGAGAAAGAGTCAACTTCTATTTGGTATGGTGGAGCAGCATCAGTTACTGGAGCATTAACAGAATTAGATATAGGTGATGTATTAAAGTTAGGTGGTAAATTATTATATGCAGGTTCAGTATCACAAGATACAGGTTCAGGGCTACAAGATATTTTTGCTATTATAACAGATAAAGGTGAAGTAGTAATTTACAATGGAACTAATCCAGGTAATGCAGATTGGACTATATCAGGTAGATTTTATATTCCTGCACCGTTAGGAGCAGAAAGGTGTGCTTTTAACTTATATGGTGATTTAGGGATTATAACAGAGGCTGGTGTATTTTCATTAAGCTCAATCATGAGTTCGGGTCCAGTAGTATATAATTCAGCTATAACAGATAAAATACAAAATGCATTTAATAATGCAGCTAAGTTGTATGGTAGCAATTTTGGTTGGCAGGGAATAGTTATTCCAAGAAGTAAATGGTTATTAATAAATATACCTGTATCATCATCTCAATCACATCAATATGTCATGAATTTATTAAATGGTTCATGGTGTAAGTTTACAGGAATGAACGCTAAATGTTGGGGTATGTTAAGTGAAGTACCTTATTTTGGTACTACTACAGCAGTATTAAAGGCTGATAGTGGTAAGAATGATAATGGTGCAGCAATTAATGTAGACATAAAGCAAGCGTTTAATTACTTTGAAAACAGACAAAATACAAAGCAGTTTTTATTATGCAAGCCTGTTATTACAGCAAATGGTGCGATTCAATTAGAGTTAGGGTTAGATGTAGATAATCAGGATACCACTACAGGATATTCTACTATAGGAGCAGAGGCTACTAGTGGTGGCAAGTGGAACACGTTTAAGTGGAACACTACTAAATGGGCAGGTAATAGAGTAGATATTTCAAATTGGGATAGCATTTTTGGTTTAGGTCGTTCAGCAGCAGTTAAGCTAAAATCCAGTTTAACAAATGTTCAGTTTGACTTTACAGCAACACACATTACTTACAAAGTTGGAGGTATTTTATAAATGAGTAGACAACAAATTAGAAACTTAAGGCAAAAGCTACAAAACGCTGAATCGCCAGAGCAACAACAAAGAATTGAGAGAAGAATTAAATATCTTCAAAATCAAGGTGGCATGGCTGGTGGTAAAAGAGGTGGTCGTGGAGGCATGGCTGGTAGTGGTGTTCAAGGTGGATTAGTAGGTAGAGCACCAATTAGAGGTAAAAAGCTAAATACTGCTAGGGGAGCTATACAAGGACAATATGCTACTAATTTAGCTACAGCTCAAGGTAATATTGCTCTAAACAGACCAGGTCAGGAAATTAATCCATATGGTAGTCAAACTTATTCTTATGATGAACAAGGTAATTTAATTAAATCATCTCAATTATCAGACCCTATGCAACAAAGATTTGATGCAGGTCAAACTAGAGAAATGAACTTATTAAATCAGCAAAATCAGGCTATCAGTCAATTTGGACAGCAACAACCATTATCTTATGAGGGATTACCTTCTCTAGCTAATGACTTTTCAGCTGACAGACAAAGAATAGAGGGTGGTTTATATGATAAATTTCAAAGAAGAATGGGTGATAGATTTTCTGATGAAAGAGAAAATTTAAAACAAGAGTTAGCTAATCGTGGAATACCTATGGGTAGTGAAAGATATAATGAGCAAATGGAACAATTGTCACAAAGACAAAATGATGCTTTCTTAGATGCTCAAACACAAGCTATGCAAATGGGTGGCCAGGAACAGCAAAACTTATTTGGTATGAATTTAGCAGGTAGACAGCAAGGAATACAGGAAAGAACTAATCAGTATTACCAACCATTACAAACAGCACAAATGATGCAAGGTATGCAACAAGGGGTTATTAATCCTCAATTTCAACCTATGTATCAAGCTAATATTGCACCTACTGATGTTCAGGGAACTGCTCAAGGGTTTTATGGAATTAATACAAATGCAGCTATGCAACAAGCACAAATTGATGCAAGTAGAGCAAATGCAGGTTTGAGTGCAGCTACTAGTAGAGCAAATAATGCAGCTAGTAATGCAGCAGCTTTACAAAGACAAAGAGAAGCACAAGCACATGCAGCAGCTATGCAAGCTAATCAACCAAGACCAAGTAGTCCAAATCCTTGGGCGCAAGCAGGGGCAGGTTTCTTAGGTGGTATAGGGCAAGGATTAGGTAATTTATTTTAGAGGTAAAAAATGGCAGATGATTTTTTAGGCTCATTACAGAGCGTCTTACAAAATGAAATACAACAACAGCAGGCTACTGATTGGGGTAGTATATTAGCTAATGCTTTAGCACAAGGAGCTAAAGGAGCAGCAGCAGGATTTGCAGAAGCTAAACCTAATGATTATGGTAGTCAGTTAGCA